TTCTTTCCTATCTAGTAAGTCCGCCTAGATTGCTTTGCTGGCCCACTAGGACTCGAACCTAGGACCTAGAAGTTAACAGCTTCCCGCTCTGCCTGCTGAGCTATGAGCCAAAGAAGAAACCGCAGTCTCTTGTATTATTATACATTAAAAACTACGGCTCTGTCAAGGATTTTATTTGTTTTTTTCTGTTATTTTAATTATATTAACTTTTTTAATTTCATCGTCGATATTAAATATGTCTGATACATAGTCTTTGGCGTCAGTTTCGTTAAAAGCCTCTACTTCTGCTTCTACTTCTAACTTAACCCTGTAGGTATTCATTACTTACCGCAGGTTGGGCAAACTTTTGGCTGAGATTTAGCAGTCTTTTTTGCTGGAGCAGATGTAGCAGATGAACCCTTAAACTTTGGGCGACCAAATCCTACGATTGAAATCATTACTCCAGCCTTGTTCTTCTTATAAGCACGAAGTTGTTTGCAAGTCTCTCCACCGTTTCTTTGGCTTCCTTTTTTCTTTGAAGAAGTGTTTCCTTCAATACACCAAACAGTTCCATCTTCATTGTCTTTTACAACAATTCCAACGTGAGAAATTCTATCGACGCCATCTGATGGGAAATCAAAATAGGCAATATCTCCTGGCTCTGGATCTGCAATGTCTCCATCGATCCATGCCCCAGCCTTCTTAAATGCTGCGGCTCCTCCTGGGGTGTAGACAGTATTAGGAATCTTTACTCCCGCTTCATTTGCACACCAGTTAACAAATGATCCACACCATGGCTGAAAGTTTGCTTTCATAAAAGCGCCATATTTTGTCTCGTTATCTTTAGGACCTTCAATAGTTCCTAGTTCTGCTGTAGCAACTTCAATTAAACGTGCTGCTGTACCTTGGTCTGCCATTAGTCTTTATCCCAATCTGTGTCTACTGGTTGCTCTTCTGGCATTGCTCCGTCTGGCTTTGCTGCTAGTCGTGCTGCAGTAGCATCAATCTCTGCTTCGAGCTTTTTATCAGCCTGTGTATTCTTTGCATCTACTTCTTTATTTGCTATCTGTGCTGACATAATATCCTTAGCACCAGATTGACCAATTAATAGGCCTGCAAGTGTTCCTGTAATAAATGTTGCAACAGAACCAAGCACATTAAAGAACATCTTATCGTTCTCTGACTGTCCGCCAATTGGTTGTGTTACGAAAATTAGAGCATACAGAATGCCCAATGATGTGCACAAAAGAATTGTGCCTAATGTAATTCCTAAAATAAATTTTAATCTAGCATCTAGATCCTGTGGACTTAGTCTTTCTTTAGCCATTTGGTGTACCCGTCTTGTCTTCTGCAATTGGATCTTTACCAATTACATCTTTAGTGCATGTGCCTGTCGCTTCACAAATTGGAGGATTGCATTCAGCTTTTTCCCAATTATCAGGGTTTTGGCATGGGTATCTGTAAAAACCTTGATATCCGCAGCTAGTTAATGATAGCATTAATAGCCCTGATAAAGCAATAGCAGTTATTCTTTTCATACCTCTATTATACCTTATTCTTCGTCTTTTCTGAGAGGTATGGTAATTAGCCAAATTACAGTGACTATTACTGTTGCTATGCCGACTACATCCTGTGCTGTCCCTGTAAGGGTTAGCCAGGCTATAAAGAACCCAAGGAGGGTCCATAGTTGGGCTATGCTTTCCTTTACTGCTTCCCATATCCAATTAAAGAAACCTTTAATTATTTTCATTATATCCTCCTTGTCATGGCTGCTGCCACTATATTTCCTGCAATAATTACTGGCACTACAACCTCTTGTGCTTTTTCTCTTTGATCATCCGTCATATCTTTACCCCATTCTGATGGGCTAAATAATTTCTCAAAATCAATATCCGTAATAGCTCCAATTGGGTCTGATAAAAATGCTTCTGTGGCAACCTCTGTTGTTGCATCTGCTAATGTATATGGCATTGGAGCACTAGCGTTTTCTTTAATTCTATCACCGAATTCTTCTAGAGCTGTTGCTAAATTTTTATCAGTAGCAGCTAATGCTGCCACCTTTGCTATTTCTGATGCTCTAATTCCAAGTCCTTCCGCAACAGCCGCTTTTTGTTCTGGAGTTAATTTAGTTAATGTATCTTTGCTTGTTAAATCTGCAATTAGGTTTGCTGTCTCTTCTGTGATAGTATTGGTAGATGGTTCTTCAGAAGGTTCAGCAGGAGTTGGCTCTGGTTCAGGAGTTGGCTCTTGATCTATATCCGATGGCTGAGGTGAAGGCTCTGGTGAAGGCTCATCAGTGGGCTCTGTCTCAGGAGTTGGATCTGGTGTCGGTTCATCTGTGGTTTCAGAATCTGGAGTTGGAGTGGAATCGTCTGGTTCAGTTTGTTCAGGTGATGGCTCAGGAGAAGGTTCAGGCGTAGGATCAGTTGTTGCATCTGGAGTTGGCTGCGGTTGATTTGCCATAGCAGCAGCTATTGCTGCAGCAACTCTTTGTTGTTCTTCAAATTGCCAAGTTTCATTATATAATTCCCATGCATCATCTATTGCATTATTTAAATTAATAATAGATTGATCATAAGTTGACTGTGTATTATTTTTAGCAGCTAATGCATTTGCTGTATTTGTTACTGCAGTATTATAGGTATTAGTCTTAGTTGTTAATGTTTGACTGTATGTGGTTAATGTAGAATTTGCTGTATTGTATGTAGCAAGCTTAGTATTGTAATCTGTCTGTGCCGTCGCCTGTGCAGTTACTGCTGCATTGTATGCATCAATTTGTGATTGTGTTGCACCTACGCCATAAGAAAATGTATTTAAATTACAACTAAATCCTATACCCCATCCTCCAGTATAAGCACATCCCGCACCAGTCCACCCGCCTGGAATTGACCAGCCAAGGTGATACGAGCCTGGGCCGCCACCGTTATACCACCATATTTCTACATCTAAAGTTTTATCTTGACTAACATCATAAACTGGTGAGTAAGGACTCCATGTCGATCCTTGTTCTACCCAGTTATCAACGGCAAGGTTTCCGTCCACATACATCCTAAAACCATCATCTGTATATCCTGCAAAATATACTGAAGTCCAGTCTGAAGGAACTGTAATTTTTCCAGTAAACTTAACAATGATATCTTCGTAATATCCGCAAACTGGGAGGTTCATTGAATTTGAATTCCATATACCAGTACATATAACAGATCCAGTCACTGCTTGGCTACCATTTCTTAATAAGGTATAAACAGTATATTCCAGTCCCTGATTACCAGCGGATTGAACAGTAGATTGCGTTGTTTGTAGATTTATGTTTGCTATATCTAATACATCTTGAGCATCGTTTTTATCTTCTAAGGCTGTAGCAACTGTTACCGTTTGCCCATCTACTGCTGATTGAGCTGTTGTTTTTTCAGACAATGCTGTTGTTTCTGCTTCTACCGCCTCATTATATGCAGCATATGCGCTATCCCTAGCAGATTTTGATGCTACTGCTGCATCGTATTTGTCTTCTGCTATATCTATTAAGGCTCTAGTATCTGCCTCTTCTGTAAGATTTGTTACCTTTTCGTTTAGTTCTGCTATCTCTTCAGCGGCAACTGAAAGTGGATCATCGCTATAAGCAGGTGTGAGAAATAGCCATCCAAACATTAAAATGAATGCTAATGATAATCTCCATGCTTTAGTCCTAGTCAACTATAACTCCTAAGCAAACACTATGTCTGCTTAGTTAATTATATCATTGAACTATTTAGGATTGTCTGTTTTATAAAACCCGTTACCTTTAAACTGTATGCCGAACGGTGTAAAGTGTCTTGTCATATTTGCTTCACACTCTACGCATGTGTATCCTGGATCATTATCATTAATAGATCTATGTACTGACATTGTTGGATGTGCATCATCGTATGAACATTTGTATTCGTATACTGGCATTTTTATCCTTTAATTATAATGAGCAGTTTCGGGACATACTCAGGTCCATCCTGCGGGTAACGGCCCGCTATCTGCGACTTCCCAGTGACGGGGTGCAGATTTCTATTATACCTTACTTGATTTTAATTGCTTTAGGCTTTTTTTCTTCTGGAACAATGCGATCAACATTAATATGTAGCATGCCGTCCTTTAGCTCTGCACCAGATACTTCCATGTATTCACCTAGAGCAAAAGATCTGACGAACTTTCTACCAGCAATACCCTTGTGAACAATTTCTGCATCTGTAACCTCTACAATTTCACCCTTAATGATAAGCGTTCCATCTTCTACTGAAACACTGACATCTTCCTTGGTAAATCCTGCAATAGCAAGCGATAACCTATATGTATCTTCATCTAATTTAAGAAGATCATATGGAGGATATGATTGAGAGTTGATTTTGTGTGCACTATTTAGACGGGCTAGGTCCCTGTTAAAGCCAATAAAAAAAGGATCATTAAATAGATCCATTGCGAATTGTGTTACCATGTTATTCCCCTTTCAAGCGAATAAATTAATATACGGACCCTCTATTGAGCAGTCCGTATACTATTATAGCAAAATATTTATATCTTGTCTATTTCTTCTTAGCCCTTACTTTAGCAAGTGCTTCAAAGTCCTTTACCTTGGTATCCCCTAGGTATCCCCAAGCATATCCATCGGCAATCATTTGTTCATTGACTGATACTTTAGATCCGTCTAGGAATAACCACCCAAGAATACGCCCGTATTTTTCTGATGAGTCCATTTTTTCTGTTTTAATAACAACAGTCTTAGATGCATCAATTGCTTTCTTTAAATACTCTTTAGATTCAAGGCCAAGCGCTTTTTCCATTTTGTCTGTGGTACGGCTTTCAGGAGTATCTATTCCCGCTAACCTAACTCGTGAGCTAAATGAGATATCAAATCCAAGATCAATATCTACATCGATGGTATCTCCGTCTACAACCTTTGTAACCTTTTTAACGTAGTACTCAAACATTACTTAGCCTTCTTAGTTGGCGCTTTCTTAGCCACCTTCTTGACTGGTGCCTTTTTAGCTGTCTTTTTTGCAGGAGCCTTCTTGGCTACCTTCTTTGCTGGAGCTTTCTTGGCTGGTGCTAAAATCTCATCTATGTTTACAGAATAGACATCTT